ATGCGTAAAATGCGTATTAATTTACGCCACAATTACGCCAAGATTTTGCCAATGAAACTACCAACACCCCGCAAACGCGGCGATGCCTATCGCATCGAGATTATGATAGACGGACAGCGCATGTCTGCCACACGTGACACAGTCAAAGAGTGTCATGCTTGGGCAAGTCGTAAACTGCTTGAGTCAAAAGCTGGTCAACTGTCCGCAGCTGAGACGCGCTCACAGATCAAATTGGATGAGTTGATGACAATACAGTATGAGTCATCAAGACGTCAATCCAAGGGCAAGCGCACGGATTTGGATTATCAACGCATGATTATCCGTGATTATAGCTGGCTCACATCAATGCGCGTCGTTGATATCACTGCCCAAGATTTGACCAGGTACCGTGATATGCGGCTGCAAAAAGTGGCATCCTCGACCGTGCTGCGTGATTTTAGTTATCTGTCATCTGTTTTTAGTTATGCAGTCAAAAATCTATTTATCATTGATAAAAACCCATGCCTTGACGTACATAAGCCAAGCAAAAATAAAGACCGCTATCGCCGCATTACTCAAGATGAGATTGATGCGCTACTTATAGCCTGTGATTATCAAGTTGGGCAAACCCCAACGCTGGGTAAACATTATGTTGGTTGGTGTCTTGTCTGGGCAATTGAGTCAGCGATGCGACGAGGTGAAATTTTTGGTATGACGTGGGGCGATGTGCATAAAAATCATGTGCATTTGCCCGTAACCAAGACAGATGATCCGCGCGATGTACCTTTATCACCTATCATGCGTGAGTTGCTTGCTTGTCTGTCAAGTTTTGACAAGCATGATAAAAAGGATAATTTGTTTATTATCAATGTTGAATCGTTTAAAACTGCATTTGATAGAGCGTGTATCAAAGCGGGTATCAAAGATTTGCAGTTTAGAGATACACGGCATGAGGCAATCAGTCGATTTGTTAAAACGCAAAAATTGCCCGTCGAGCTTGTAGCAAAAATCACAGGTCATAAAAAGATTGAGACATTGCTAAACGTGTATTACAACCCAACGGCGGATGAGTTGTATGATGCGATGTATGGGGACAAATAAAAACCCGCATTAGCGGGTCTTTTTAACTTGCGCGGCGCCTGCCTCGTTTGGGTGCGGATGTAGTGAGCAGGGTAATCGCTTGCTCACGATTATAGAGATGTTTGCCATTTGTGCCGATGTTGATATTGATGCAGCGATTGACAATAGTGGATTTACTCAGTGTCAGCCTATCGGCAAGCCATGCAGCAGATACGACATCAGGCCCATCATTGGCGCAGTTGATGCCGACAATTTGCCCACCCGCTATCACATCGCCAAGGCATAATCTTGGCGGCGCATCGGCGATAATTTCAATTGTGTAGCGATTAGACATTTTGCACCTCGCTCTGTTGCTTCAGAATACCAATAATTTCGCGCTTCAGTGGGACACAATTTTTGCGCGAATAATCAATAAACTCCGCTTCAGTCATTTCTTTTTGATGAAATCCATGTTTAAAACATTCCATCATCAAATCATCTAAAATTGGCTGTATCCTCTCAATCAGCGTTTGCGGACGCTCAATCACTGCGTCAGTCTGACCATCTTGTAGCTGTGTATCGCTTGATAGGTTTTGCCAATCGCTATGCTGCTTAACAATATCAATAGCTGCTTGAAACCCTAAATCCCAATTGTTGAGACGGCAATTTCTAGCCAATTCCTTTTCCAATTCTTTAATCAATGACATTTGGTGCCTCACTTGGATGCCCAAGGCAACCTGTTTTGGGATCAAAGTTATCACATTCGCCAACCGATATATAAAGCTCACCCGCAGCTTTACGCCTTAACAACTCATTGCGGATGTCTTTGTCTGTTTTAAATTCGTCAGACTCACAAACATCCGTTAAATCTTTGTAACGCAACAGACCATCAATACCGTGACTTAAATGTATTGTTGTCCACTTACTTTCTTTATTATCAGTCATTACTATTTTTCCTTCTTACTAGATTGCCAAATTCATGGTCAATCGCTTGACCTTGTTTGTCCCAATTAACGTACTGCGCTACTTGTAGCCAATTGCCTTGCTCATCTTCAATCACTCTGCCTGAGTAACCATCGGTCTTGCGTTTAAAACCGCAAACATAGTGACCGTTATCAGTGATGCGGTGATTTGGATGGCGCAATCGCCGACTCATGCGCGTATCTCGACATACGATTTATCAAAATCAAACAAATAGCCGTCTTGTTCAGCAATGCTACGCACTAAGCTAGCGACTTGCAGCTGCAAATCAGTCATCGACTTGGGGTTATAAATTTTTTGGGTATCGATCTCGTACTCATTACCCGCGATATCCGTCATAAAAAAATCAACGTGATAGCAGCGTTTGACTCCGTCATCGATAAACTCATCTGGGATAATCTCATCAAGCTTTGTGCTTGGGCACCAATCGCCATAAAACTGCATGGCTTTGATACGATTGAGCATGTACTCATTGCCTTTACGTCCACAAGCCGATATTTTTACCCAGCCACGGTATTTGCAGCCAACGCGTTTGTTAAGTACGCCGGGGTGAGCATGATGCGTCTTAACGTACTGACTGACCCTGATTAATTCATCTTCAAACGCGCGCTGTTCTGGCGTCATTACTGCCATTTCGTACACATCCATGATGGCTTGTGCTTTGTGTGTTTTTAACCGTGATTTGCGCTTGGCGGCAGCAGTTGACTTTGATATTTTGCGGTTAGTCATAAAAGTTACTCAAAAAGGCAAATCGTCCCAGCTATCAGATTCAGCAGTATCAGTTTTAATATTGCTTAGATTGACAATAGTACAGTTGGTAGCAACTCCAACGTAATGCCATCTATCAGCATCAAAAAGTTTGTGCAACATATCAGTGATAAGCTTGTCATCATCTGCATCGAATGAGCAAGGCTCATCCTCAATACCAAAATCGAAAATAAGCGATTCTATGATTTGCTCTTTTATAGTTTCTACCAAAGTCGGAATGTGTCTTTTTGCAGCAACGGTTGGATGTACCATTTCACCGATTGTTGATTCAGTCGGTAAATTTTCGATAGATTCACGTTCAGATAAGTTGCTTTTGTGCATATTGAAAAGCACATTTTTTGCCTCATCAAAAGTAGCAAAGCCGCCATGGTGAAAACGCTCTTCATTTTCGTAAGTAAACCAATACTCAATTTTATTTTTATCAGCCATATTAATTATCCATTTAAAAGTTGTTTAATCTGAGCAAGATGCTCATCAATAGATTTGCCGCTAGGGGCCGGCTTACTCTGTTTGCATTGGGCAATCACATCGCCAAGCCATTGATGGATGCGCTTGGCATCTTCAATTGTCACATCGCTTAAAACTGCACAATCTTTTTTGTCAGTAAACTGACTTTGTTTGTACAGCTTAAAAAACAATCTGCCATCTTTGATAAATAGGTGAGTTCGGCGATTGAGTGATAACGTCATTTGCATCGGATTAACTCCTTACGCACTTTTGCTATGATTTTCCCGGCACAAGCAAGCTGACCATCCGCGCCGTCACAAGCAATGCGGTGATGATTGTCTGTGCCAAAGTACTTGGGGGCACTGGTGGCATAGCTATCAAGCAAGTGATAAGAGACTTTTGCTTGTGGTCGACGCTGTTTGTAGGTGTCAAAACGGCAAACCATGACAAAACTGATGTCAGGCTTGACGCTGTCATCATCAAACAACGATGAGCGCAGATTGCGATGCAGGGCAGAGCTGATATACGGGTGCTTGTCGATGATCAGCACGTCAAAGTCTTTGTATTCATCGGTTAGCAGGTCATCTTCAAACGCCATGACATTGTTGCGAGTTTTCATGTCAACAATTTTGACCGTGTGCGTGTGGCGCAGTGCATGATAGAGCCGTTGACAAGCCACGCTCACACCGATTTTTTCAGCACCGCTTATACTGATAATAAAAGGCATTAGGCGGCCTCCTTACCATCGTCATCATCATTGGCTGGTTCAGGCATTGGCATCGGCACTGGTTTTGGCTCAAGGATTTCGCCTGTTGCCATGCTATGGCGTAGCATAGTGACCAAATCTGCCAAATCTTTGCGCGTCTCTGGATTGATGCGACAATCGCCCGCGCATATTTGTTTAACAATGATGCTGAGTTCAGTTAAAACAGTCTGAACGTCAGTCCAATTACGATGGTTATCTGGCGTATCAATATAGTCTGACCAGGTTTGACGGGCATTTAATAAAGCAAGGGCGCTAACTTGGTTACTCAAGTCAGCTTTGGTCATCAATCGACGCAGTAGTTGGGTAGCTGTTTTAGCCATAAACTGCCTCCATTGCTTTGCGAAATTCCACGGCTTCAAGTTCGGTGATGGTGCGTAACCAAGATTCGGATTCGGATGAAAAATCGGTGTCGTCTAAATTAAAGAAACCAAAAGAGTTATCTCTACTACCCAAAACCCAAGTAAATAAACGAGTGCTATATCCAGAAGTTTCTTTGCCTAAGATGATTGCAAAATGCTCACTTTCTCCATCTCGAGAATAAATACATACATCAGGCGCATCTGGCGCTGGAAATTCACCAACGCAATCGTCATCACTATATCTGTCTTCTTTCGCCATCCGCGCCAAAAGCAAATCAACATACGCAATGATAAAGGGCGTTTTGCCAGAGAAATAATCAGATAGATTTTGTGGGATGTCGCGGTCTTGAAATGGGCGCACTGTCAGCGTGTCGCGCCAGTTATCCAGCGCGGCATCATGGTCTAAAACAGGGCAATCGTTGTCGGCAATGGTTAAGCTACAACCTGCCGCCCAAAAATCACGGCTTTGAGCGGGGCGCTTGTTGTACCAAAATCCACAGCCGTCGCTATCGCGCGCGTGCCAATTGGCATCGGTAGGGGCTTTTGACCAGTCGGGCGTATAGGTTTGTTGAGTCATGTCACTATCTCCAAACCATTGCGACAGCAATGACCGCAAATACGAGTAGTGAGGCGATTAGCGCAAGAATAACGCGGTCCGACTGGCTTAATAGGTCTTGTAGGTCGTTGATTTGACTCTTGAGTCCAGCGTTTTGCTGTTCGACATGACGGATATACGCGTCACGGACGTTAAGATGCGGGTTGTAAAGGTCGATATCGTCATCAAGCATTGCTTCATAAAGGGCATCAAGCTGATGAGGTGCGGTATCAGTGGGGATGTTGACGATGGTTTTGGCAAGCCGAGATTTACCATTGCAGCGCGGCACTTCGATAATTCTTTTTAGCTTGGTTGGGGTGTTGCTTGGATCGGCGGTGGTGATAATGAGCATAACGATATATCCATGTTGTTGAGCATAGATATATAATTACATTTGTAATTTATAATGTCAATTACTTTTGTAGTTAATAGGGCAAAATTTAATTACATTTGAATTATTTTTATAAAATCTCTCTCTGTAATTATTTGTATTTCGATGCCCTGACTGATTAATTCTTCTGCTTTTCGGTGCTTGCTACTCTTATCATACCCTGCAAGCAAACTGACGTCATGTGTACCAACTACCAGATAATGTAGTTTTTTAGAGACGCCTGCTTTAACATCAAAGCCATGTTTTGCTGCTAAATTGGCAATTTGCTCACGGCTCATGCTCAGCTCACCAGTAAAGCAAATCGCCATGCCATAAAAACGGCCATCAGTATTGCCTTGTTTTGAGCGGCCAGAATTAGGGTAGGGCTTTATTGATTTGGCGGCTTTGGTCAATGGCTTATCAATCCAATCATGAATAGATGACTGCTTTTCACGCAAAATCGTATTGACGATAAAACCACACGCCTTGGCATCCTCTAGCGCGTTATGGTGCTCAAATTGATAACCCCAAGCTTGGCATACATTTGCAAGGCTATAACCATTATTTGCCCATTTCTCAACTGCTGAGCGCACCATCACGCTACTATCCGCCCATTGCCAGTTGGGTAACGGTAAGTTGGCATTGGACAAACAAGTGATAATTGCTTTTTGGTCAAAATTAGTATGACTTACCACTACATCATCACCTACAAATTGTAGGATTTTGCCATAGATATCAAATATGTTGGGTGCATCCTTGACGGTACTGGCTGTAATACCGTGTATGTCGATGTTTTTTTGACTAAACGAACATCTTGGATTTATCAAACTCTCAAACGTATCAATGAGTTTGCCTTGTCGATACTTCGCAATCCCAATCTGGCAAATTGACCCAATGTCAAAGTTTGCCGTCTCTACATCCAATGCGACAAAATCCATAACTGCCTCACATCTTGTTAAAGGTATACCGTACACGCCCAAAAATATCAAAATGATTAAACTTGTCTTTATCAACAATTTGGTCGGGATAACGGGTTTTATCCGTATTGTCTGATACCAGCGTGATTGAACCGTCCAAATTTTTAAAGGCGCGCTTACAAATCATTTCACCATCTGCATTAAAGGTATAGACTTCTTTGCTAATCATGTTCTCAAAATGACACTCTTTGCGGTTGACCAGCATCATGGTCTCATCTGGGATGGTATAACCCATGCTATCGCCACATGCGTGCATTAGCACTAAGCCATCACCGTCAATTGGTAATTTATTCTCACGCAAAAATTCAACCGTAAAGGCTATTTGTCCTTTTTTCTCTTCATATTCACCATTGACATAACCGCCGCCACAGCTTGCTTTTTTGTCCAGGTAATCAACCAAAACAAGTGGGTAATCCGTGCTACCACCAATGACAACATAGTCAAATGCTGATTCTTCAGATACAACATCTTTTTTTGGCGCATCACGCACTGGCGTCTGGACAGGTTCGCCTTCGCCAGTCGCAAGCCATTCCATGCTCACACCCAATGCCTTTGCAAGCCCTGCTGTATGTTGGCTTTTTTTACTGTCTCTATTTTCGATATTACCAATCACAGACGGATCAATCGGTCGCAGCTCACCGGTGTTTTTATCTTTGGCTAAAACCATATTAGCAAGTTGGGCTTGGCTTAATTTTTTTTGCTCACGAAAATATTTTACCCGTTTCCCTAATGTGTCTAATTCAGCGTACATGCGAACTCCAGTAACTTTGAGTGTCAATTTTCCGCGATAATAATTACAAATGTAATAATTTACCAGTTTCAAAAGTAATTGACATATTCAATTACAAATGTAATTATATGCCTAAGTTTTAAATACAAAGGTAATTACAATGTCAAATACTCATGAGCCATCAATGCTAGATGCTCTAAAAAAAGCCATAACTATTGCAGGCGGTAACGCAGAACTGTCCGAAAAAATCGGTCTTTCACGCACCTCGTCAAATGTCAATGTCATGGTTGCTCGCGATAAAAAAGCCTCAGCAAAGTATGTTGTAAAAATCAGCGAAGTGACTGGGGTGCCATGCTATGAGTTGCGCCCTGACATTTTCCCAGTCCCCGCTAACGAGTGTGATGCTCAATCAACACAATCAGCATAAAAGATTAACGGTTTAATTTGAACGACAAAGTGAGCTATAAAATGTCACAAGCAAAACAAAGAAATATTTCGCCCTGCGTACTACCACTAAAACAAGCCGTATATCAAGCATGCAAAAAAGAGCATGGCACTATTGCTGCAATTGCTGCCACCTTTGGATGCAATCCTCACACGCTATCACTGCAAATTAATCCAAATCGTGATGGACATACTCTATCGCCTGAAACGATAGAGATGGTCATTGATTACACCAAAGACACGGGCATCTTAGACTCAATCTGTGCGGCACATGGCAATGCAGGTTGGTTTTTACTGCCGGATGATGATACCAACGACCAAACCGAATATATGAAAAACCTAGGCGAATTGGGTCAGAAGTTTGGCGAAATGCTAAATACTGCTGTTAATGCCCATGCCGATGCGGTGATTACCCCTGCTGAATATGATGAGATTGCCAAAGTTAGTAATGCACTGATGGCGACAATTAAAGCATTGACTGAATCAGCTCGCAAAAACATGGAGGCAAACAAATCATGATGACATCAGGATATGCAAAAACAAACCTTGACGAGCAAGAGCGCATCATCGCGGATTGGATGGCGCAACATAATTTAACCAGTGCCGATGTAACTGCGCCCAACAGCCAAATCAAACCAAAACCATGGCGCTGTTTTTCTATTAGTGCAAACCCTGTATCAGCACCCAAAGCTGGAGTGACTGTTACAGAATTACCCAAACCAGTGACCGCGGTTAAAAAGCCAACCACTAAGGGCAAAAAAGCACCGACAAACAAGCAGAATATTGATCGTATTGGTAAACACAAACCTTATCGTGGCAAATATGGCGCACTCAAAGGCACCAACATGCGCGAAAAAATTATTGCGCTACTGACGCAGTATGACTATGTAGATATTGATGCAGTGATAAACGAGCATAAATTAAATCGCACCACATTTTTGCAGTCAGCCAAGCAACTTGAAAAGATGGGTATTTTGCGCATCATCAAATCGCCTGAAGCCGGAAATCCAGCCAAGTTTTTGGAGTGTGTTGCATGAGTAGTTACCGAGTGCGTCGCCCAAAACAAAGATACATCAATCTTTTGGAATTTTATCCGCATTATAAATTTATTGCTTTGTTTGCCAAGGCTGCAATCCAAGCCGACAAGTCAGGCGAATTAGAAATGTATAAGGGTTATGTTGATTTAATTTTCAACATGCAGCCTAGTGATGTGACAGCAACGATTATTGATGACATTGAAGAGGCGTTTAGAATTTGCCGCCAAACTATTATTAAGCAACAATTAAACAATCAAGCCAACACAATTTTACTCAGCCTTTTAGATGAATTAGGCATTAAGTATGAGTTATCTGATAAAAAGGCAGTTTGAGAAATGGCTAAAAAATCTATCAATACGCCTGAGCAAAAACAAATGCTACAGCAAATGTGGCAAGACAGTATACCATTGCCAGATGACCACGAATTTTACACTTGGGGCAACTGGCAGCCAGGACGATTACGTCAATGTCATGATAACGCAACCATCAATGATGGTGCTAAAGACATCTCACTCAAAGACCACATTGTCATGCAATTGCATAGCAAAGACGGTGAAGTCACGGATTTAGTGTACTTTACCGAGTCTTACGGGCTTGCACCAACATTTCAGCAGCTACACTATGCCCCGCTTGGTTATCCACGTGGCACAGCCAGCTTTGGTGATGTCACAGGTGACGCACCAATTGTATTGTGTCGCACAGTACCTGAAGCTTATGCAGTACTTGAGCAAGTCTCAACACCCGTGCAAGCGATGGTCTACTTTGAGCGCGCATCACTTAGATATGTTGTTGAGCAATACAAGACACGCATTATGGCGATTTTGGTACATGATGACTTGGTTGAGTGGCTGGGCAAAAGTACTTATGACAAAGGCAAAGTCAAACAGATACCCATGCGTATTGACCCAGCCAATGCACTTGGCTTTGATGATGAGATGTTCAATGAGTGTTTTAACCCGCTTAATGACTGGTTAAATAAAATAAAACCCCTCACCCCGTTAAATGCTAAAGACTCTACCCCGGCTTGTAAGGTCAACCTTACCGACGGTTACGGGCGATGGACACTGGACGGGATGGTTGAGCATCTGTTTTTGATTTATGGCACTGATAATGTCTGGGATAATCTCAATCAGACACGGATGCGACTAAGTGCATTACGCCATGCCGTTGGCAACAATGACGACTTTAAACTATGGCAAACCCATCCAATGCGCAAGACTATCAAAGACTTAGTCTTTGAGCCGTCAGGTGAAATCCCAGAAAACACCATAAATTTGTTTACTGGTTTACCGCCACAAGTCGACGTATCAACAGACAAATGTCAAAAAATACTTGGACATATTGATCGGCTCTGTGGGTTTCGTAAGGATGAGTATGACTGGCTATTGCGCTGGATGGCTTATCCATTGCAAAACCTAGGCGCCAAGATGGACACGGCTGTCATCATGTATGGCAGCGAGGGACCAGGTAAGTCAATTCTCTGGGAAAAAGTCTTAGGTAAAATCTATGGCAGTGAGTACCATCGCACTATTGGTCAACAGCAGCTTGAATCCCAGTTTAACGGGTGGTTGTCAAAAATCTTGTTCGCACAATGTGAAGAGGTTGTCAGTCGAGCAGAGCGTAACCACCATAAGGGTCAACTCAAGCATCTCGTGACGGGCAAAGAATTTATCATCAATGAGAAAATGCTACCCGCGTATAAAGAGACTAATCACGCGAACTTTGTCTTTTTATCCAACTCACCAATACCGCTTGAGTTAGACATGGGTGACCGTCGTTACTTTGTTTTGCGCATCGATGACGTGCCAGATAAGCAGTACTTTGACGACTTGTTTGCCGAAATCAATGGCAATGGTGTGGCCAGTTTTTATCATTACCTAATGGCACTACCTATGGATGGCTTTAACCCACATACCAAGCCACCGCTAAACAATGATAAGCAAAAATTGATTGACGCGAGTAAGCCCAATCCTGTGCTTTTTTATGATGAGTGGTCAGCGGGCGATTTATCAGTACCATATGGCTGCTGTGTAAAGGCGGATTTATTCAAGGCATATCGCAATTGGTGTAATGAGCGCAACGAGTACCCAAAACGCGATAGAGATTTTAATGCAGAGATTGACAGAATTATGATAAACTCACGTAAAAATATGTGTTTCCCCACATTTAAGACTCCAAAGACCACGCACCGCGTCTGGTTGACGCCCATAGCTCAGGCTTTGTTTGATAAGCAAGACCCTTACGCTATAGATCACGTGACGCGCGAAGCTATCGCATTTAACCAAGCTTTGTATCCAACTAGCAAAGCCATGGGTGATGATGCGCCATACTGGGCTACATCATAATGATGACCGCAGTGACCGCAACGATGACCGCAGCGATGACCGCAAAAACCCAGTGTTATCAATGCACTGACCGCAATGACACCAAAACTCAACTACTTCCATGTGCGCGCACGTACAAAACATAAAATATGCTGTCATTGCTGTCATTGCTGTCATAAACAATTATATATCTAAATAAATCAATAATTTAAGTTATGACTGCAACGATGACAGCAAAAAACCATGCTGTCATAAGCAAAATTAAATTTAAAAGGGAAACAATATGACATCACAACGCAAAAAATTCGATATGGCTGGTGCTGAAGCCTTTGCCAAATTATCACCAATCCAATCAGCAAGCTATCACTACATTAACGATGGCTTTACCGACATCCCAAAAGCAGTACTGCGCGAGTACTTTACTAATGAATTAATTAAACAAGGTGCTAAAGCTAAGTACATTGACAAAGTTTTAGCGACTGCATTGGCGGAGTTATCTTATCCAATCCCTACCAATGGTGATAAATATACTTGGTCAGGCTGTCAACGAGCTGCTTATGCTGGTATTTCACAATCTACTTGGAGTGATAACAAGTTATGCAAAAGTGTTAATTTTATCATTGATACAGTGCGTTCAAATGCAGACACAGCAAGCCGTGAGATACAATTACAAATGATGACGCATCAATAGGGTCTATTGTATTTCCGGTTAAAAACTAATATGATTTTTTCATAATCAGAAACTCTATCAAAGCTACCGCATTCTCCTCGGTGGCTTTTTTATGGCTCGTAGTTTAATCGCTATGAGTCTTTTTTATTTGGGGCAACTATGGCACTGCAACAGTTAAAGCCACGATTAAAGCCAAGCCAAAACCATCAACCAAAATCCCGTTGGGGCAGTGGACGTGGTGGCCGACCTTGGCGCCGCTTACGCGACCAAGTCTTATTGCGTGACTTATATACCTGTCAGCATTGCAAGAAAGTCTTTGACTCTAAAGACCTGGTATGTGACCACATTGTCAACACTGCCCAAGGCGGCACTGACGAGCCAACCAATCTACAAACCCTCTGCAATCCATGCCATGACAAAAAAACTCATGCCGAGAGCATGGCGGGGGGTATCAAAAAATTGTAAACCGATGGTCAGCGGACACCTCGCCCCACCTCGTTTATAAAAAAATTTCCTGTTTGGGCGAAAAATTGTAAAAATGTAAGTATAAACAAAGGTTTACTATGTCTAATAAGCAACGACAAGAGCTTTTTTGCCAGTATGTCGCTGACGGCATGGCAGAAACTGATGCAGTACGCAAAGCTGGCTATAGCACAAAGGGCAGCAGCGTGACTATTCAAGTTACCAGGCTTCAAAACAATCCCGCGGTGCAAAAGCGTATCGTTGAACTAAAGGCAGCCAAACTGGTGAGTGAGTCAAACGGCGAACCGGTCGAAGGTTTACCAGATGACTGCAATCCTCAGCTGCTAAAAACGATGACGTCTATAGAGTTTTTGCGGGCCGTGTATCGCAACCCGGCAAATAAGATTGGCAACCGCATCTCAGCAGCCGCCATCGTCATCCCATTCGAGGAGGCCAAGGTTGCGCCAGTTGGCAAAAAAGAAGGTGCTATTGATGATGCCAAAGACAAAACCACATCTGGCAAATTTGCCACCTTTAGCAATCAACAAGATTTTTTTGAGACACAAACTGTAAGTTAAACCAAAGATCACGACTATGAACGCACCCATTTGGACAACAGCCTTGCCAGATTGGGAATCGCGTATTGTCGCTGGTGAGTCGCTGGTGCCTTGTGAGCCGCTATTTAAACAATCAGCTGAGATTGCGCTCAAGGTTTTTAAACAGCTCAAATTGGTTGACGTCATTGGCAAACCAGAGATTGGGCAAGTCACCCGGCAATGGGTTTATGATTTTGTTGCTGCCGTGTTTGGTGCGTATGACCCAGCTGCCAAAAAGCGATTGATTAAAGAGTTTTTTTTGCTAATCAGCAAGAAAAACACTAAGTCCACGCTGGCAGCTGCCATTATGATGACAGCGCTAATCTTAAATGAGCGTGAGTCATGTGAGCTGGCCATCATTGCACCGACAAAAGAAGTGGCGGGTAACTCATTTAATCCTATCCATGACATGATACGCGCTGACCCAGAATTGGGCGTCATGTTTAACGTCAGCCCTCATACCAAAACTATCACGCACCGCGGTACCAATGCCACGCTCAAAGTGGTCGCCGCCGAAAATGACAGTGCCGCTGGTATCAAGGCGACGTATGTACTTATTGATGAGCTGTGGGTGTTTGGCAAACGGGCTAATGCCTCGGCTATGTTGCAAGAGGCAACGGGTGGCCTAATCTCACGCCCAGAAGGCTTTGTCATCAGTTTGACGACAATGCCAGACGAAGCGCCCGCCGGTGTGATGAAGGAAAAGCTTGATTATGCCCGTGGTGTCCGTGACGGTGAAATCATCGACCCGCGCTTTTTGGGTGTGTTGTATGAGTTTCCGCAAAAATATATCGAAGATGGCAGCTATATATTGCCTGAAAATTGGTACATCACTAACCCTAACTTGGGCGCTAGTGTTGGGCTTGAAGAGCTAGCGGATATTTTACGCAAAGCTGGCGAATCGCATGATAAAAACACACTGCAAACCGCATTGGCCAAACACCTAAATATCCCAATTGGTATCAGCCTACGAGCCAATCGTTGGGCAGGTGCAGAATTTTGGGAGGCGGCAAGCGACAAAACCATTACCCTAGACGATATTATTGAAAAATCTGAAGTCGTTACAATGGGTGGTGATGGCGGTGGCTTGGATGACTTGTTAGGCGGGGCAGTGCTTGGACGCTTACCAATTGTCATTGGTCATGAGATGGATGAAATCACTCGCGAGCGGCGCCCAATTAAACCGTGGAAGGTATGGACGCACGCATGGTGTCATCCAATTGCGCTTGAACGTCGCAAACAAGATGAGCCGCGCTATCGCGATTTTGAAAAAGATGGCGATTTGACAGTGGTTGAGTATGTCGGACAGGATACAGAACAGTTTGCTGATATCGCAGTCAAAATATATAAAGCCAATAAGCTTGACCGTGTTGGGCTTGACCCATTGATGGTCGGCGATTTAGTCGATGATTTGATTGCAGCGGGCATCCCTGAAGACAAAATCGTTGGCGTACCCCAAGGTTACAAAATCAGTGGGTATCAAAAAACTGCCGAGCGCCGTATTGCTAGTAAATACATGACGCACAGTGGGCAGCCTATGATGGATTGGTGTGTGGGTAATGCCCGCGTACTGATGAAGGGTAGCGGTACCATGTTGTCCAAAGCTGAATCTGGCACCGGTAAGATTGACCCGCTGATTGGCTTGTTAAACGCTGTGGCGTTGATGAGTGAAAATCCAGCGCCTCCAACGGATAAATCTCAAGTGCAAGTATTTTTCTAGCATTTACTCTCGTTTAGTTGAAATATGTTTACTTTGACCGCATCACTATAAGGCGGTCAAAACTAAATAGGAGGTATCAACTGTGAAAAAACTAATTAAATCACAAATAGAACCAATTGCATTTGAATTTGCAAAAAGTATTGTTTCAAATAATCCTGACATAGAAAATCGGGACTTGGTAAGCAAGTCTTATAAACTAGCGATTAACTGGCTAGAATCTGAGAAACAGAAGGATGAGATTTTAATTCAAACTTATCCAAACTGGATCGATTTGAGAGCAGTTAATCGATATAAACTGAATGAATCCCATAGATTTGGTAACCTTAAAGAACATTATTGGTTTGTAAAAGAATGCGTGGGAGATGATGGAGAAAAAACTCTTGTTGTAGATAAAGGCGAGTTTTATTCTGCAACATATGACAGGGATGATATTTATAATTTTAAATTTATTGGTAGTGATAATAAAGAAATTAGAGGTTTATTTGTTTTAGATAAAGAAAATGGTGAAAAATTCACTGATGATTTTAAACCTTTACCCCCATCAGAGTATCAACTTGACAGAAAGCCTTCATTATATTCTAATGTTGGATAAGAGCGCTTGAATAAATCTCTGTCAGATCACTATTTATTTTAAAACAATTATTAAGGCTTATTAAAATGGATATCACTACACCTTTCAGCCCATTTATACAAGTAATGCTTCAAAATGGGAATGAAGCAATGATTAATATTAACCAAATTAAATATATTAGAGCAGTGAATGGCGCTGATTATTTCATTGTTAACTTGGGCGATGAAGAAGATACGTTATTTGTAAAAGGCGATATTAGACAGTTTGCTAATAAAGCACGAATCGTTGTCTTATAAGATTACCCGTATTTAATTTAAAGCCCACTCAATGAGTGGGTTTTTTAATGCCTAAATTTTGGAAAACACTATGAGTTTACACGGTTTTATCACAGTCACCACAACCGCCAATCAATCAGCGATTATCAATATTGATTGTATTACAACCATTGTCGCCAACGTGACTGACCGATATTGCAAAATCTCAACCATCAATGGCGAAGTTTACCCAGTATTTTTATCGACTTGCGAAGTGGAAGATTTGATTAAAAAAGCTCAAGAACAATCCGACTTACAGCTAGAGCAATATGGCGGGTATCAACCAACTATTAAGGGCGATGTAAAAACCAATAAACTACCAAAATCAAGGTAACAAACCATGAGCCGAGCATTTTCAACATTTAAAATCAAATCCGCCACTGATAACGGCGAAGAACGCATCATCACAGGCATCGCATCAACCCCAACGCCTGACCGTGACAACGACATCATTGACCCAAAAGGGGCAAAATTCGCCTTACCAATCCCTTTACTATGGCAACACAACCACAACCAACCGATTGGCGAAGTGATTGAAGCGACCGTTACCGATGCAGGTATCGAAATAACCGCAAAAATCGCCAAAATCGAAGAAGATGGCACGCTTAAAAACCGCATTGATGAAGCGTGGCAGTCCATCAAATCTGGGCTTGTGAAGTGTTTTTCGGTGGGGTTTCGCCTGCTTGATTACGCCTATCACAAAGATGATTACGGGCTAGACGTCAAAGAGTGGGAATGGTACGAGCTGTCAGTCGTGACCGTCCCTGCCAACTCCGATGCCGTCATCACATCTGTTAAAGACTTTAAAAAGGCATTTGCCGATGGTGCAAGCAAAGCTCCCGCGCTTGGGAGTGATGCCAATAAAACACCATCACACACCGATGCCACAAAAACCGCTCCTGTCGGCGTTACGACTGGGCAAGAAACTGCTAAACAGCAATCCTTTGTAACCCTTATTCCGCAACCAAGCGGGGGAGTTAAATTATTATGACTTATCAAGAACAGCTAGCGCGTGTCAAAGCCACATTAACCGCTAAACGCAAGGCAATGGGCGATGTAATGACCAAAGCCGCCAAAGAAGACCGCACCCCAAACGCTGATGAAAACAGCCAAATTGAAGCCCTTGAAGACGAAATCAAACAGCTTGAACGCAATGAGCAGCGTTTAATTGGGTTGATTAAGTCACTCAATGCCGCTGAAAACCTAACTCCTGTCGCAGGTGAGAATCCAGAGCAGGCAGGTGCCAGCGCCGATGGCGAAAAAGAACCTCAAAATGTAGGTAAAAACGTGACAGTAACCGAACCAAAACTTGCACCAGGTATCGGCTTTGTGCAAATGGCAAAGGCGAAAGCCCTGTCAGCTAAACTAGCCACGCAGGGCAGTTATGTGTCCGCTGTTGAAATTGCCAAATCAGCGGGCATGCACCCAAAAGTCGTTGAAGAGCTACAAAAAGCCGTTGAAGTTATGTCAACAACCAACGCGGGTGTGTTGGTGCCAACTACACCGCTGACTGATGAGTTTGTCGAGTTGTTGCGCGCCGATAGTATCGTTGACCAGTTGGCCAGCAAAATGCGCAAAGGTAAATTTAATAGTACCATCGCAGGTATGGCAACTGGTGCGACATCTCAATGGGTGGGTGAAGGCGAAGCTAAACCTGTGACCAATGCGACTTACAACAGCGTGACGATAAAACGCCACAAAGTTGCAGGTATCTCAGTGCTCACCGATGAGCTAAGCCGTTTTAACCTGTATGGCAATGATCAAATTGTTTTAAATGATTTGATTGAGTCAAATCGTATGCTGCTTGATTTGACCTTTATCGATGATCAGCCAGAAAATGACCGCCGCCCAGCAGGCTCACTAAATGGCGCAACCATCACCGATGTAGCTGCATCAGATGCAACCACTATCAAGGCTGCATTGGCGGGACTACGCAAGCAGTTTATCTCTGATAATTTATCATTGTCTGATGCGGCTTATATCATGTCTGAAACACGGGCCAATGAATGGGCAGAACTTGAAACGCCACTCGGTGCGCCAGTATTCCCAGGCTTACAAGCGGCAAAAGGTGAAAAAACGATTAACGGTATCCCAGTTATCGAATCTGAAAGTGCAGGTACCATCGTTGAACTGGTTAAAGCCAGCGAGTTTTACTTGGCGGATGAAGGTCAAGTCGAGGTGGCGTACAGCAAAGACGCGACTATCACGATGCCTGATGGCAAACTGGTACATCTATTCCAAGAGAATAAAGAAGCCATACGTGCTGAGCGCTTTATCACTTGGGCAAAACGTCGTCAAAAAGTGGCAGCCGCGTTACGCTTTGCTGCTTAATCTGAAGCGAATTATCCAAAAACAGTCCTACTTAACCGCAGGGCTGTTTTTTTATGCGTTGGCGTTGGTAAGGTCCCTCCTATCTCCTGCTTATCAGCGTTAACGCATAAACAAATAGCCGATTTTTGGATAACACTATGCTAATTAAATACCTTAAAAACGCCCCAAATGCCTATGCAGGCGATATCAAAGACATCCCAGATGAGCAAGCAAAAGTCTTGATTTTAACCGGCTATGCCAAAGAGCACCCCTCAAAAGAAGCAAAGGCACGTACCAAATCGGATAAAGCCGCTGACCAAAACGACCTTTTAACCCCAACCGATACTGACAGCGAGTAAAACCATGGGCTTTTTTGACACCGCTAAACATTGGCTAGGCATAAAATCGACAACGCCCGTCAATAATGGCGGTGGCTGGACAAACATCGGTACAACAACGGTCAATGAGCCGTTTACTGTGGCATGGCAAAGCAACCAAGAGCTTAAGACCACGGATTTATTTTCCTATCACGCGGTTTTTGCCTGTGTCACGCTGATTAGTGGCGATGTGGGTAAATTGCGGTTTTATCCCAAGCGCCTTAAAGATGGTGTCTTAACCATCACCAAATCCAAGGCAACACGGATTTTTAAAAAGCCAAACAATCTACAAACTTGGCAGCAGTTTGCTGAGCAGTGGATTAACTCAAAAACCAAACGCGGCAATACCTACGTTTGGAAACAACGCGATATTTTTGGCGATGTGTATCAATTGCATGTACTCAATCCAGACCGCGTACAAACGCTTGTCGCTGACAATGGTGACGTGTTTTATCAAATCGCCCGTGACAAGTTATTTAACATTGATACTGACACAGTAATGCCAGCAAGCGAGATTATCCATGACCGTTTTAATTGTTTGTATCATCCTCTGGTTGGCCTTTCGCCCATCACTGCGTGTGCGATATCGGCAGCACAAGGAATAGCCATCCAAAACAATCAAACCGTTTTATTTAAAAATGGTAGTCGCCCTGACGGGGTGCTATCAGTACCAGCAGCAATATCCGGGGATAAAGCCAAAGAAATTAAAGCACAATGGCAAGCAACTCATAGCGGTGTCAACCAAGGTGGCGTGGCAGTATTGGGCGATGGCGCGAAATATGAAATTATTAGCATCTCAGCCGATGATGCGCAGCTGATTGATCAGTTGAAACTTACAGGCGAAATCGTTTGTAGCGTATTTCACGTACCGCCGTTTAAGGTGGGCATTGGCTCAATACCAACAGGCACCAAGATTGAGGATTTGAACGAAATCTACTATAGCGACTGTCTGCAGCATTACATTGAGTCCATCGAAAATCTACTCGATGCCCACCTTGAACTTGAAGATGGTGTCGAGATTGAAGCGGATTTAGACACACTTATCCGCATGAATAGTAGCAGTAAAATCGACTATCTAACCAAAGGTACAAGCAGCGGTCTTTTCACAATAAACGAGGCTAGGGCAGATCTAAGAAAGCTTCCTATTGTAGGCGGCCATACAGCGTACTTACAACAACAAAACTACTCACTTGAAGCATTGGCCAAAAGGGATGCAAAAGATGACCCATTTAGCAAGGATTTATCGACCACGTCGCAAAATGCAAACGATGCCGCAAAAACGGTTATCCATAACCACTATCAACCGCCAAATACACCAGAAACGCCACACGATACAGCAAAATCAGCGACAAAGCCTGAATTTGATGACCTGTATAAAGGCAAGTTTGACGCCGATGTCGCCTATGCAAAAGGCGATTTTGTCAGTAAAAAAGGCGGTCTTTGGGTGGCTACAGCGGCTAGCCAAGGCGTTTTCGACCATCAAAACTGGAAATTGGTCTCTAAAAATGGGGGTGAACAGTGAGTTACGCCACCCTTGATGACGTCAAACAGCATTTGCGCTATGACGACAATAGCAATGATACGGTTTTGCAAGCCTATCTAGATGCCAGTGAGCAAGTGATTAATCGCTTTATCACCGACGCGGTCACTGATGATATGCAGCCCGCGCTAAGAGCAGCCACCTTATTACTTTGCGGTTATCTTGATGATGACCGCAATAGTGAGACGGTGCAAAACTTTAGCCCCACATTTAGCGGATTGCCGCATAGTGTACAAATGCTATTGCAGCCGTATCGCGCGCCAACGGTGGTGTGACATGCAAGCCATTTACTATTTTATCCAAGTTTGTTTGGCTTGCGGCATTGCGGGGCTAATTGGCATTTTGCCATTTTATTTACTATTGGCACCGCTAAAGGCTAAAAACAATGAAAGCAAGTAAATTGCGGCATCGGATTACCATCCGCAAGATGGACAATGCCAACAATGACTACGGCGAAAGAACCAACGCTTGGCAAGACTATCTTACGCTCTGGGCGGATTTTAAGCCGTTGTCAGTTAATGCAATCGTATCGTCAAAAGCAGAGGGTAGTAAAGTTATCGCTCGCTGCGTCATCCGGTACCGCCGCGATATTGACGAAACGATGCAGGTACTACACGAAGACACGCTTTATAACATTGATGGTATGCCATTACCTGACGACAAGACAGGCAAAGAATATCTAACGCTAATGTTGACCAAATCATGATTGATACTACTTTTGAAATCCAAGGACTTGATGAGCTGGACGATAAACTTGCTGAGCTGACCGACGTCATGAAGCGCAAAGTCATTGAGCAGTCATTGATGGCGGCATCTTTGCCCATGATGAAAAAAGCCAAAGAAAATGCAGCGGTGTCTGAAGCCGCGCACAATCTACGCAACAACAAGACCGGTGAATACACGCTTATCCAACCGGGTACCATGAAAAACAGCGTCAAGCGCCAACGACTTAAAGACAGGCTTGACCCAACTGTCACTATCCGTGTCGGCAAGAAAAACCGCTCAGCGCCTTACCCGTACTATTGGCATTTTGTCGAGCATGGCAACTCAAACATGGCAGCTATACCGTTTTTACGACCCGCCTTTGAGCAGACTTGGCAGCAAGTAGTTGAGCGCTTTAAGGACGAAATGCACAAGCGCATTGATAAATTAACAGGCAGCCCATGAACGCAAGCAAATTGATTTTTCAGACATTAAGTCCACTTGTTGTTGGGCGCGTCTATCCTGTCATTGTCCCTGAAAGCCAATCCAAAACCATTGCTGGGAAAAGCTATATTGTCTATACGTTAGTATCTAGCAACCCAGAAAACAGTAATGATGGCTTTGAAGGGCATGAATATGCATTGATGCAAATTGATGTGTATAGCCCATCGTATAGCGATACTGACGTGTTGATGCTACAAGTCATCAATGCGCTCAACAACATTAAAGCCGAGATTGGCAGCCGTCAATCTCTGCCCGACCCCAACCCAAAGATTTTCCGCCAATCCTTAGACGTCCATGTCTGGGGTACAACCTTTTAGGAGCTAACACATGGCAAAAGAAAATTTAGTTGATAGTTTTTATACCCTTGGTCTCGACACTGTCGGCGACAAAATCGGTTATAAACAAATCCCTCACTTGCAAAAAGCTGCACCGCCAACTCAAGAGAAAGTCAAAGACGAAATCACCGATACTAATAGTCGTCAGGAAGAGTATGCGATTGTCGGCTTTAAGAAAAATGGCGATATTGAAATTGAAGTGGCATACGACCCAAAAGACCCAACCCACTTAAAACTTGACCAAATGTTTGAAGACAACAGCTACGGGCATTTTGAATATTGGCTGGTCGAAGCAAAACAAGGTAAGACTTTTGATGCACAGTTAATGAGCTGGGAAGAAGTGACCGAAACCAAAACGCAAAAACTGCGTAAAAAAGGCACGCTTACCATCTCAAATGTTGCACCTATCACCACATCATTGACCCAGCCATAACGCTGGGTTTTTGACCTTTCAATCTTTCAACCCACTAAACACCAAGGATATTATCATGGCTCTATTATCAAAAGCTGCTATCGCATCGGCAATCGCTGCCGCCTCTCAAGTGTCGTTTAAGTCTGTGTATGTACCCGCATTGGGCGGCGACGTCAATGTCAAAATCCAAACCGTCGCTGAGCGTGAAGCGATGGAAGATGCAAGTTTTGGTAAAAACAAAAACAAGCAGCCATTTCGCGCAGTGATTTTTGCCAATGCCGTGGTCGATGAAAAAGGCGAGCGCCTGTATAAAGACGAAGACATCGCTGCCATCGCCAACTATCCAGCTAGTATCGTGATGCCCGTGTTTAACGCATACAACGAGTACAACGGCATCACCGTTGAGAAAGTGGATGAAGCCGAAAAAAACTCCTAAACCGCCCTAATCGGCGGTTTTTGTTTAAGTTAGCCATGCAATTGGGCAAGACGGTCAATGAGCTATCCAATGAGTTATCAAACGATGAGTTGATAGAGTGGATAGCGTATGACCGCATTGACCCGTTTGGCAATTATCGGATGGATGCCCAGTTTGCAAAACTATTGCAATTGGCAACACAGTGGATGGGTGGCGAGTCAATGCCGCTAAAGGACTATCTGTTTGTTGATCCACATCCAGTATCACCTGAGGTCGCTGCTGAACGTGAGCGCGAAGCTGAGATTGAACGGCTAAGAGCTGAAACCGAGGCAATGACTAAAATGTTGTTTGATGAAAGTTGATTTTTGTTTTATGCTGTAATCTTACACAATTGTTGCTAGAAAGGATTACAGCATGGCGAAATTAACTACATGTAAAGATTGTGGTCATCAAATAAGTAAAAATGCCACACAATGCCCAAACTGTGGGGCAAAAATAAAACGCTCATCACCGATTTTGAATATCATTGTAGGTATTATTTTATTTTCGATTGTTTGGGCAATGGTTAAGTCATGTAGTGGCGAAACATCCACACAGCCAACAACTACGCAAAACACTGCTCAACCATTAACAGATAATGCGTCAGTTGCCCAAGCAACACCAACCGAAAAGCCAACGACGGCATCAAATTGGCGCTATGACAGCGACGTTGACAAAATGCGTGGCAATACTAGCTATTTTGCTAATGCAACATCGTTAAATAGCGCAAATTTCCAATTCCCTTATCAGGGTGAGTCGCATCTTCATATCATCCTGCGCAATAAAGGCGAGGGTAATGATGTGATGTTTAGCATTGATAAGGGGCAATTTCATTGCAGCTATGATGGATGCGAAATATCGGTTAAATTTGATAATGAAGCTGTGAAAACTTACACGGTCAATGAAGCAGATGCTGGCAAAAATGACGTCGTCTTTTTGGCGTCGGGTGAAGATGCCTTTATTAAAAAGTTAAAAACATCCAAAAAAGTGATTATTGAAGCGCCATTTTTCCAAGAGCCTCGCACTCAGTTTGATTTTGATATTGCTGGACTCGAATGGAAACATTGAAAAACACATTGTAAAAAACCCACTCAAGCAGTGGGTTTTTTATTGCCAAAATTTAAGGAGTTGAAAATGGCTGTCTTATCACGTCTAGACATTGAAATCAGTGCTAACTCTGCCCGTTTTCAACAAGAAATTCAAAACGTCAGCACTACCAGTCGACGAGCTGCCGCACAATTACAACGTGACCAGCAACAACAAGCCCAGTCACGTCTGCAAATCGAGCGTCAATATGCGTCAGAGCATCGCCGCATCGAGATGTCATTGACTGACGAGGTTGAACGTATACGTGCCGCGCGGTTTAACAGTGCTGATGAGCAACGATATTTGGCTCAAGCACGTGAACGCGCACAAGCGCAAGTTGATTTAATCGCGCAGCAAGAGCGCGCAACAACAGGTTTTGCAGATAAAGCCAAAGCTGCCTATGGCTATGTTGCCATTGCCGTTGGCGTCGCCAGTGCAGCCATCGGTGCATTGGTACGCAATCAAATCGAGATGACCGCTGAGCTGACAAAAACATCTTACATCGCTAACACTACCGTCGAAAATATCCAAAAATATGTCGTCGCTGTCAAGGGCATGGGTATTGAGACCGATAAGCTTGGCGACATCTTTAAAGATACGCAGGATAAAGTCGGTGATTTTCTCACCACTGGCGGCGGTGAGATGCAAGACTTTTTCACCAATATTGCGCCGCAAGTCAAAGTTACTGCTGACCAATTCCGCAATTTGTCAGGTCCCGATGCGTTGCAGTTGTATTTTGACAGCTTGCAAAAAGCCAATTTATCACAGTCTGAAATGATTTTTTACATGGAGTCTGTGGCGGATGAAGCATCGGCACTAATCCCATACCTTAAAGACGGCGGCAAAGGCTTCGACCTTTGGGCAACTGCCGCCGAAAATGCGGGTGCCATGATGGATGAAAAAACCATCCGCGCGACCCAAGAATTAAAAACCTCAACTGAGCTTTTAAACTTATCTGTACAAGGGGCAAAAAACCAAATCGCCCAAGCATTTATGCCAGTTTTGCGCGATTTGGCAGTTGAGTTAGTCAAAGATGCCAAGTTTAAAGAGCAAGCCGCAAAAGCCGGACAAGGCATGGCTGATGGCTTTAAGTTAATTGCCAATACCGGTATAGCCGCTGTGTCCATCATTGGCATTATGATTGACGGGGTACGCGGGTTACATACAGCGTTTTCGGAGTTAGGCAAAATAACCGATGGTGTGGATTTTAAAAGCCCATTTGCCACATTACAGCTTGCAAAAAATGCGTTTTTTACGCCCGTCAGAATGGGCGCTGACGTGGCATTTACTGCGGTACAAATCCAGCAGCGTATCGATGCGACCAATGGGCTGATGGAAAAAGTTAATAAACTAGGGACAAATCCGACTGGTAGTAATTTGGTTAGCACTTTAACTAACTTAAACATCCAATCCGAAAAACTAAAAAATGCCACGGGCAAAACGGGCAAAGCGCTCAAAGATGAAGCTGAAGCCAAAAAAGCGAACGCTAAAGAAACCGAGCGATTGGCAAAAGCCAATAAAGCATTGGCTGATAGTGGCAAATATGCACCCATCCCTGTCAATAGCAAGGTTTTGGCTCACGCATCGCAATACAACTATGCAGACCTTGAAAAACGCTACGGACTGCCAGCAGGGCTTTTATCAGCAGTAAGCATGCAAGAGAGCCGCGGTAATCCTGGCGCGACAAGTCCAGTCGGTGCTAAAGGTGAGTTTCAGTTTATGCCTGGCACGGCAGCTCGTTTTGGCATCGCAGGACAAGAACGCAATACTGCCGCCGCCGCCGTTGCCGCAGCCAAGTATTTGTCACAGCATCTACGCATGTTTGGCGATTTGGATAAAGCCATCGCAGCCTATAACGCTGGTGAGGGTAATGTCAAAAAATATGGCGGCATCCCACCATTTAGAGAGACAAAAGGCTACGTTAAAGGAGTCCGTGGCTATCTGTCATTCATGAATGGCGGCAAAGCAATCAGTAGTGGCTATGATGTGGCAGGCGCATTGGCTAATGACGCCCAAGAAGCGGAACGCGCTAGAACTGAAGCCGAGCGTCAAGCCAAAGAGCAATATGACTTGCAAATGAAGTACGTCACTGAGTTTGCTGACGAAAAAACCAAACTGTATCTTGAGCATACTGCAAAAGAGACAGAAATCGGTAAAATCAACGATGCAGCATTGCGCGAGCAGTTGCTAAAAACTGAAGCAACTCGCTATCAAAACAAAGTTGATTTGTTGCAATTGGAGTCTGACAAGCAAACTCAAAAAGCGACAGAATGGCAGCAGACCGACGCGGAGCGCATCCACGCCAATGCCGAGCTTGAGCGGCGTGAAGCAGCATTAACCCTGACTAACGACGTCCATTTGCGCAAAGCCAAAGTTGATGCGATTAATCAAGCCGAGCAAGTGGCACTTGATAAAGCACGACGTGATTTTGAGTCTGAATTATCAAGCATCACATCATACGCCAAGTCAGAAGTGCAAAAAATCCGCGATGATTTTACTGCGCGCCGCAGTGCGATTGATATGCGTACCGATATCAATGATGCCCAAAAATCAGATTTGCGCAATGCCTTAGCCGGTCAGCAAAACGATGCCATCCGCATTGCCCGTAAAAGTGCTGCCGACCCATACAACAGCATGATGGCGGAGTTTAACGGCACGACTGAGCTGTTAAATTTAAAAAATCAGCTTGATCAGCGCCTTGAAATTATCAAAAAAGCCAAAGCTGAGGAGGTGGCCACCGTTGAGCAAGCGGAAAGAGCCAAAGCCAAAGCTGAGCAAAACTATTGGTACGCGAGTTATCAGCTGCAAGCGACACAATCAGCAAACATTATCGATAGTGTCGCCAACATGGGCAAAATCATGTTTGGCGAAACATCGAGCAGCTACAAGCGTCTGTTCGCCTTGTCGCAATCGTTTGTCATGGCGCAAGCGGGCTTAAATATGCACAAAGCTATCTCAGACGGCTGGGCACAGGGCGCAACCTTGCCACAGAAGTTAGCTGCTGCATCTATTGCCGCCGCTGAAATGCTAAAAATCATTACGGCTGCCCAGCAAATCAAAATGCAAGGCTTTATGGACGGCGGCTACACAGGCAACATCCCAACTAATGCCCGTGCAGGTTACGTGCATGGTCAAGAGTACGTCTTTGATGCCCCATCCACCAAAGCGATTGGCGTCAAAAATCTTGACCGTATCCGCAAAGGCGAAGGCATTGGCGGTGATACAAATGTCAATGTCAACGTCACTGTCAACAGCGACGGTACAAGCAGTGTCGAGTCACAACAGCAATTTGGTAAAAATATTGGTGATGCAATGGCGGTAGTGGCGCTTAAAATCGTGAAAACCGAACTTGGACAAAATGGAATGATTTACAAAGAAATCCGGAGACGATAATGGCATTACAAGTGTTTAATTGGCGGATGGATATGGGTGCCGGTAGCGACACCCAGTTTGCCGTCAATAAAGTGCAATTTGGTGATGGCTACACTCAGCTATCGACACACGGCATCAACAACAAACGCAAATCATGGTCAGGCACAAAGACAGGCGACTTGGCAAGTGTGATACAGCCGATTATGGACTTTATCGACGCGCACCATGGCGCCATGCCGTTTTTGTGGACCGACCCACACGGACAAACCAAACAATACACCTGTGGCGGTTACTCAACACCACAGCGAAAAGCCAATTTTTGGCAAATCTCACTTAAATTTGAGCCATTTTTTGGCTAAGGATAACTCATGGCAATTCAAACAGTTAAAACAGGCGCGGCGGTCAATGACGGCACCGGCGATGACGCACGCACCGCATTCACTAAGATTAACCAAAACTTTACCGATAATGCCAATGCCGCTAGTCGCTTAGTAGGTACAGCTACAGGCAACGTCATGGAAGTTGGGGCGTTTGGGCTTGGCGAGAATGCAGTGAGAGTTACTAATGATACTTTGTTATCTGCGTTGAGAAAAGGCTTTATTACGATAGGTACCCAACCCGCGATTGTGTATGGGCAGAACTATGGACCAGCGTATAACGGTATACTTAGATTGCCTACTAGTGGACAAAGTGAGATAAGCGTATCTAGGATTGGAGGTGATACCAGCACTACAATCGGTCAAAACACAGATAGAATTATTGTCAGAACAACAGCAAATACATCAGTTGACGCAAACGGCTTTATCAAAAATGCTTCACCAATTGTTGAATTATTTGCTGATAAAATTGAGTTAAACGATGAAGCCGAGTTACAACCCATCACGTTTGAAAAACTGGGCGTAGGAGACTATCTCGTTAAAGGCTCGCTTGGATTTGCTCAAGAAGGCTGGTATATCGAGATGCCAAAAGACGCCAACGGTAATGTTCTTGTCGCAGTTATCTATGAGCAACTTGCAAACAATGATATCAGCGTTAAAACGTACGCTAAAAAGCTTGACGAAGAAACAGGGGATGTGGTAGCAAACACCGCTAAACCTCGTGATATTCCATCAACTCGTTGGATTGATTTACGTTTACAGGCTTTGCCGCAATCTGATATCGAGCCTTTTGCCACTGAAGAAAATACGGTAACCACCAATGCTGAATAGCGATTTTCAAAAGTTAAGTGTGGCTGGTATCGTCACACTGTATCAATTAGACGCTACACGCTTAGGCGGTGGCGTTTTTTATTGGCATGGGCATATAACATGGGAAGATTGGCAGCGCATCTATGACTTGACGGCTGATAGCAATAAGTGGCGAGCCGATAGTAATAAATTCAAAGCAGACCACGCTTACACGGTTGGCACAGATAAAGTCATCATGCGCGATATCATTTGGCAAGGGCAAGTTTACTCACCGATTGCCATACAATCGGACGGCTTAGAGTTGCGTGGTGATGGCAAAGCGTCAATGCCTAACCTAGCGATTGCTAATACGTTAAATGGCATCAATGGCGCGATGTCGGCTTTATGTTTGCAGTTATCGGACTTTGCAGGGGCAAAGCTCACTGTTATCACCACCCTTGCTAAATACTTAGACGCTGCTAATTTTGCTAATGGCAATCCACAAGCACGCAATGAGTATAAAAAACAAGTGTGGTTTGTTGAGCAAAAAACGGCTGAAAATGCCAGTCAAGTGACGTTTGAATTGTCTAACCCAGTTGATTTTGAAGGTATGAAAATACCCTGCCGTGAAATCACAAACTACTGCCATTGGGCGGTATGTGGGCGGTATCGTCAAGACCCTTGTTTGTATAGCGGCTCTGCGATGTTTACCAAAGACGGTAAGCCTACCGATGACCCAAGTTTAGACTATTGTGGCGGCAGTTTGGCTGATTGCAAGTTAAGAGATAACACGGCTAGATTTGGCGGATTTCCAAGCAGTAGTTTAAATTAAGGGTAATCATGAAGCTCACTAAAAAACTCAAACAAGCCATACTCAACCATGCCAACCAAGAAAAGCCGCGCGAATGTTGCGGCTTTATCGTTTCTAATGCTTATGTGCCATGTCGAAATATTAGCACTGATGATGGCAGTTTTGAGATTGACCCAAAAGACACGGTAAAGGCTGAGCGTCTAGGAAAAATACAAGCGATTGTGCATAGCCACCCACAGGGGACAAGTGAAGCGTCACCGATGGATATTATACAGATGAGTTATCACAAAAAGCCGTGGGTGATTGTGGGTAGTGACGGGGAGTTTAGTATTTATGAAAATTATTGAGCTGCATGGCGTGTTGCGTGATAAATTCGGTCAATACTTTACCCTTGATGTGCAGACAGCTCATGAAGCGACCTATGCGCTAGGCTGTCAGTTGCCCGAATTTCGCCAGTTTATGCTAGATGCAGAAGACAACGGCATGGCGTTTGCGGTCTTTGCTGATGACGATAATTTATCGGTAGATGATATTGACTGTATCACCGATGCCGAAGTTATCCATATTGTGCCGCGCCTAATCGGTAGCGGCTTGGGTGATATTTTTCAGTTGGTAGCAGGGGCTATCTTAATCGGTATGGGTATGCTCAATCCGTTAGGCTGGGCGGTTGCAACAACAACAGCTTTGACAGGTGCGGGTATTGGACTAATGGTTGGCGGTATTGCAGGGCTTTTGATGCCAACACCAACGCTTGATAATCAAGACCGTGACGGCAATAGGGCAAATAAAGGATTTGGCGGGGCAATTACTACCGTGGCGCAGGGCAATCCTGTACCGATACTTTACGGTGAGCGGGATATTGGCGGATTTTATGCCAGTGCAGGTATTTATAGCGAGGATGACAAGGGGTAAGCATGAGTTTTTTGAGTAAATTGCTCGGTGGCGGCAGCAAACCAAGACAGCCAAAAATAGAAAAAGACAGCCTTGCATCCATCTCAACCGCTAAAATCCTGTATGGCTTGGCAGAAGGTGAAATCAGTGGCTTAGTTGATGGCGCAAAGTCAATCAAGCTAGATGATACGCCACTGCTCAATGACGCAGGACAGCCAAACTTTGTTGACGATAAAGCAAATCTAGCAGTCAAATGGGATTTTCGTAGTGGCTCAAACAGCCAAGAATACATACAAGGTTTCCCCGATGTATCGAATGAAAAGCCTGTCAACGTACAGCTAAGACAAGCCACGCCTTACGTTAAGCAAATTAACGATATCAATCTATCTGCTATTGTCGTGCGCGTGTCGTTTGGTGCATTGCGAAACCAAAAAACCAATGGCGATATCACAGGTACAACCGTCAAATATCGCATTGATTTGATGACGGATAACGGTGCATACCAAACCGTCATTGATGGCGATGTCACGGCTAAAACTTCGGCTAAGTATGAGCGCAGCCATCGTATTGACTTACCCAAAGCTAAAAACGGCTGGTTAGTCAAAGTGACGCGCATTACGCCCGATAGCACCAGTGATTTATTGTCTAATGCCATGAGCATTGAAGCAATCACTGAGATTATTGACGTTAAATTGGCATACCCTAATACTGCCATGCTTGGTATTCAGTATGACGCTCGCACTTTTTCAAATATCGCTAAATTGGCAGTGCGTTGTCGTGGCAAGCTATTAAAAATCCCTAGCAACTATGACCCTGCTAACCGCACCTATAACGGCATTTGGGATGGCACGTTTAAGACGGCTTACTCAAATAACCCTGCGTGGGTGTTTTATGATATTTGCCTAAACTGGCGGTATGGTCTTGGCAGACGTTTAGATGCGTCAATGATTGATAAATGGGCATTGTACCAAATCGCACGTTATTGTGATGAGATGGTATCTGATGGGCTGGGCGGGCAAGAGCCGCGCTTTGCTGTCAACGTCTATCTACAGTCACAGCAAGACGCATTTACCGTGCTGCAAAGCCTGTCTAGTATCTTTCGTGGCATGGCATATTGGAACGGTGAGCAAGTCACTGTCGCGATGGACGCACCGCAAACGCCTGTTTATACCTTTAGCCGTGCAAACGTGGTCGATGGTATTTTTAACTACACTGGCACTCGTGCGCGTGATAGACACACAGTTGCCAAGGTGGCATGGGATAACCCAAAAAGTGATTTTAAAACCGAATATGAGCCTGTGCGCGATGAATACGCCATTGCTAAATACGGCATTAATCAGCTAGACATTAATATGATGGGCTGCACGTCACAAGGACAGGCGCAGCGAGCAGGACTGTGGGCGTTAAAATCTGAGCAGCTAGAAAACCGTCAAGTATCATTTAGTATCGGTTTAGATGGTATGCTTGAGCGTATCAAGCCTAGCGCGATTATTGCCATTAGTGACGAAGTGTTTGCAGGTCGCGCAAATGGTGGGCGTATTGTTGCGATTAGTGGCGATAAAAAAACTATCACGTTAGATAGGGTGGTTACGGCAAATGTTGGTGATACGCTTGTCATTAACAATAGCGATGGCGTGGCAGAGCGTCAAAGTATCAGTGCGATTAATGGCGCAGATATTACCGTGTCTGTGGCATTTGACAAGCCCGAAGCGCAGCATATATGGGCGATTGATAGTCCTAATTTGCGCCTAATGCTATTTAAAATCATCTCGATTAAGCAAAACGATGATTTAACGCACACAGTAACTGCGATACAACACGAGCCGCAAAAATACGCGGCTGTCGATAGTGGTGCGTATGTGCAGCCGCAAAGAGTCAGCGTTGTTGAGCCTAATATTGTCCCTGCTCCCGAAGCAGTAGCTATCGGTCAATTTGAGCGACAAATTCAAGGGCAAACTGTTGTCACAATGACTATCGGCTGGACGCAGGTTAAAGATGCGGTTAGCTATATTGTCGAGTTTAAAAGAGATGATGGCAACTGGGTCAAACTTGCCCCACAAAGCGGCTTATCAGTCGATGTTGAAGGGGTGTATGCGGGCAATTATTTAGCGCGTGTAACGGCTGTCAATGCGTATGACTTACAGTCGATGCCAAAAACATCGATGCTTACTCAAGTGGTGGGTAAATTAGGCACGCCACCTAGCCTTGCAAGCCTTAAAGCCACAGGTATTTTATTTGGTATGCAGCTAGATTGGCTATTTGCTCAAGGCTCAAGCGACACTAACTACACTGAGATACAAGTAGCAAGTGCGCCCGATACCAATGTGGCGTTGTTAGGTACTTATGCCTACCCAACTAATACCGCGACAATTAACGGCTTGCAAGGCAATTTAACGCAATATTATCGTGGTCGTATCGTTGATAAATTGGGCAATGTATCGCCTTGGACTAATTGGGTAAAAGGTGTCACCAGTGCTGATGCCAGTAAAGTGCTTGATTTACTTAACGGTAAAATCACCGAATCACAGCTTTATCAAGATTTAGGCGCAAAGATTGATAAAATCGCTACGATTGAGACAGGCTTGTCGCAAGAAATCCAAGACCGTGTTGCTGCGGTTAAAATCAATGCAGATGCGATTGCTGCCGAACGTGACGCGCGTATTGCTGATATCAAAACTAATGCTGATGCGATTAATCAAGAAATACAAAATCGTGCTGCCGCGGTTAAAATCAACACAGATGCGATTACTGCTGAGCGCGACGCGCGTATTGCTGATATCAAAACCAACAGCGATGCCATTGCAAAAGAGACGCAAAGCCGCATTACCGCAATTAAATCAGTTAGCGATGGATTGACACAGGAGCTAAAAGACAGAGCAGACGGCGATGATGCGGTACTTGAAGTAATCACCACTTATAAAACATCAAACGATAATGCGTTGGCTGCTGTGCAGTCCGATGTTAAAACCGTCACTACTGCGCAATCTGCCACAGCGACAAAGTTAGACGGTGTCTATGCGATTGTGACCCCGCTCACCGCGGACAGCAATCAATGGAAAGCCGATAGCAATAGCAAACAAGCAACTGCTTGGACATTGCAATCAGCT